TTCAGCGGGTGGAATTGCTCAGTCAGCTGCTTCATCAAATAATGGAAGTAATGGTGGAGTCTATGGAACCGGTGGTACAGGTGCATTAAATACTACCCTTGCAGCTGCTTCTAATGGCGGAACTGGTGCAGCCGGTGTTGTTCTAATCACTGAATATATTTAGGAGATAATATGGCAGTGAAAAATAGTACTATAAATAGAGGCTTAAATGGCCTAAATCCATTATCATATATGGGCGACAACCCAACAACACCCCCTGATTTCTATTCAGTAGATAGAGACCCCGGAATTAATGATACTGAGTATTACCTGTGCGATTTATGGCTCAATACAAGCACAAAAAGAGCATTTGTTCTTGTTAGTCTAAATAATAATCAGTCTACATGGGTTCCTTTTACGGGATCTGGCGGTCTAGGTCCTGTAATAACTCTAACGGGTAATTCAGGTGGCGCTATACCTGCTCTTGCGGGCAATATTAATGTAGTTGGTGATAATATTGGTATTACAGCTGTGGGTAACCCGGCAACCAATACCATTACATTTTCACTTACAGGTCCAGGTACTGCAGCTATAGAAGGTTTAAGAGCCGACGATGGATTGGTTGCATTACCTCTTACGGGTGTAGTGAATATACATAATACAGATACAAATATTGTAACTACTGCTGCAACTGCAAATACCGTAACCTTAAATCTTGCACCTAATATTACAGTAACAGGTTCAGGTGCAGTTATAACCTTATCATCAAGCACTGCTACTTTAGCAACTAACCCTGAAATTGTATTTGGCTCAAGTGGTAATCATATATCATTTTTTCAGAATGAGGTTTATATAGGTCAGAGTGCAGGAAACAATACCGGTACCGGATTGTTTAACGTTGCAATTGGTCCCTTTGCAGGTAATAGTTTAAATTCAGCATCTGCAAATATCTGTATTGGTAACGCTGCATTACAGAATTGCAGTTCGGGTGGTCAGAATGTAATGTTAGGTTATGTTGCCGGTATTCAAATAACTACAGGTAATAATAACGTAGGTCTGGGAGCAGCTACATATTCAGGTGGTGGTGGACTTGGGCTTGTGACAGGTAGTGGCAATATTGCAATAGGTTCAAATGCAGGTTCAGCATTTAGAGCAGCTGAAACTTATAATATTGATATTGGCTATAATGTTTCCGGTACTGTAGGAGATAATAACACCCTACGTATAGGGACTGGTACCGGTGCAGGAGTAGGACAACTTAATAGAGCTTTCATAGCAGGTATACGTGGTATAACAACCGGTGTTGCCAATGCTATATCAGTTCTTATAGACTCCAATGGCCAACTTGGAACAGTATCATCTTCTGCGAGATACAAAGACAATATAGAAGATATGGGCGAATACAGCTCTCTTATCATGAGACTTAGACCTACTACGTTCAACTACAAAGAACATTTACCTACATCGATTTCTGTTGGTCTTATAGCTGAAGAAGTTGATAAGTTAATGCCAAATTTGGTTGTGTATAAAGATGGTGAACCTGAAACCGTTCGTTACAATGATATTCCGGTAATGCTTTTAAACGAGATGCAAAAGTTAGCTAAGCGGGTTGAAGAACTCGAAGCTAGATAAAACTGCTACTTCATTCATTCTCTCCTTTTTTCATAGATCCCCGCAAGGGGATCTATGACTTAGATAGTGTCCACCATTACGAGGACATCCACAAAGGAAAGGGTTCTTATTGCGCAGGTGAATTTCTTAAACTATATGTTTCCAATTTCTTTTACTAGTAATGGCTCTTATTGTAGAAATACTAACTTCATAATCATGAGCTAATTTAGACAGAGACTGACCTGTAGAATAATCTTCTCTAATATTTCTTATATCTTCTTCTGTAAATTTAGTTCGTGGATGATCAATTCCCACAAATCCTGGTTTGCTAATAGGAACTATATGATGAATAGCACTATATATAGCACTTGGATGACAATTGAATTCTTTAGCTAATTGCAATTGTGTTTCGCCTGCTATATACCTATCTGCTAGTATTTGTCTTAATGATATTGGGATTTTATTATTAGGTCTTTGCTCTCCGTATAAGGTTCTTTTCTTTTTCATCATATCTTGCATGTTTTCTACATGAGAACCCAACCATAAATGTTGTGGATTAAGACAACTTGGAGTATCGCATGAATGGCATACACACATTTTCTCTGCTATTTCACCTATAAATAATACATAGGATGCTCTATGGGCTTTCCAACACTTCCTTCCATCCAAAAATTACCATATCCATCAGTATTTATTGAACCTTGCCATAACCAACAACCGTTTACCATAGTGACTCTAGATAAAATCTTATTCTTATAAAACTCTATATTCATTTATTCCCATTGCGAAGAAGTTTAATTTCCCGTATTCTTTTAAGTGCAACGTGATATTTAATTTTCGGCATATCTGCGATCGATTGAATCTTCAGTCCTTCTAAAACTTGCTCCGCGATGTCACTGTGCTCAGCTAATTCGTATTCTAGTTCCGCAAGTTGGTCAGCTGATACTACTTCTGGATTAATTTCTTTTGGATTGTATTTTGTATTAAGAGCAACTCCCTTGGCCATGGTCTCTCTAGTAGTTGCTGTGGCGACCTCACCATCGTCATCTTCATCACCAGTAACTACACCAATCAAGCTGGCATAGCACATCCTTTTTACATATGTACAATAACTACTGATTGCTTGTACATCATTCTTTGGTGGTACCATTCTGAACTTAGACAACTTCCATTGACCTGATGAATGCATTAAACTCTGTAACTAACCAAAGAGCACCTGATTCATCGTTACTAACTTCTTGTGTTACTGACAAGCCATGTTTTGTAAGAGCAGGTCTGGATACTGCAACTATACTTGCTAAATCTGCATAACTGCTTTTAAAATATGGGTTAACTTTATTGAGCGGCGCAGGATCAAATTCAGATTGAGCCTTACTTAATGCTGTTGCCAGCTCTTTAATCTCTTCTGATCTATTATATTTAGGCTCAGCCTTCTTTCTCAAATCATTCTTAAATTCATCAAAGTATAGTTGTAAGTCTTTTATACCCTGAAGAATATCAACTAAAATATTAATCTGTTCCATTCTTTACCCCTTTATTTAAAATAGCCTCTAAACACTTAAGCTTATTACTGTATTCCAATTCTTGAATCTCTAATTTTCTTCTTGAATTCTTGATCTCATCAAACTCTTTGCCTAATGAAGCCTCAAGTTGCCTTATTTGTTCATTTGTGTCCATTATTTTCCCTTAATTTCTTCAAGTAGAACCATTGCTTTAGATATAGCTTCAGACTTTTCTTTATCCATATCATTCTTTTTTAAATAATCGGCACAAGAGTTATACAAATTTGCTTTGCTTTTTTGCAATTTAATTTCAGATTCACATCCTCTACCCAAAAATATTGAGAACACTATTCCACCAATAATGAGAAATAATGTACCAATTTCTTCTATTTCCATTATTCTCCATCAAAATTTGTTCATTTGTGTCCATTACTAACTCCTCTATATTTTATACAGTAACCACACCAACCTCTGCCTGTTTCATCAGTATTATTAGCATAGCATTCATCATGACATTCTTCTGTGTCGAATCTTTTATTAAAACATATCCAACAGTGCATTGATAAGCTTGGATCAATTGGTGCTATTTGACAATCTATGCAGTTCATTCATTCCCTTTCATCTAAGTAATCTAATTCTACCACAAATAAATATAATGTATACAAAATAATACAATTCTATAAACTAATAATATATAACAACAAGAAGGATTAAATGGAAAGAACTATAAAAGACTTCATGAACGATCAAGATTCGGTAAGGCGGAGATTTGCTCAAGTTTCTAAAAAAGATTTCACCACGTGGAAGCTCATTGCAAAAGAGATAGGTATATCACCTGTTACGTTAATGAAATTTGTGATGGATGGAGATCCGATAAGAATTAGGCCGTTGATTAAGATTGAAGAATGGATTGTTGGAAGGGAAAAGCAATGTGTAGATGTATAGATTGGCTGGTTTATTCTTTTGAGCATTCAATAGATGCAATCACGAATGACAACAAAGGTGGAGTTAGAACAAGAATGCTTAATAGTATGATGCCACTAAAAGAGATATTGAGAATGTGTAAAGAGGCTAGTGAAGTTTGTGAGCCGTGTAGGGAGAAAGAATGACCCCAAAGGGTTGCCCGTGTCATACTTGTGGAACAGTAATAGAAGGATACTTTGGTTTCTTCTGTCCACCATCCTGGAAGGTGATTGAAGAAGTTCATGCAAATAAGAAAAAGGTAAGCGATGAACAACCATCAAATAAGTGACTTATTGCTGATGATGTCCAATATGACTTCGTCCCTATCAAAAATATCTATACACATGGAAGAGATTGTAGAAAAACTGGATTCTATTGACAACAACATGGTTTATATGATTAATACCCTTGAAGATATTAAAGAAGAAGATATGGCATGAGCAGTAAAGAATATAGATTATGGCTCATTGGTGTATGTGTATTCTATATCATATTCCACTATGCCCTGTTGATAATATTTAGATAGACAACTTACGTAGAGAAAAAAATGGCGATAAATAGAAAAAGTTTATTTGATGAAGACGTGCCATTTCCGTGTACCAATTGCAAAACAAGATGTGAATATATGATATACGGAGAAATGGAAGTCTGTAGCTGGGAATGCTTTACGGTTGAATTCGATAAAATGAGAAATGACCCTGAAGTATTAAGAAAAGCAAAAGCCAAGAAGAAAAAGAAAGAACCAATAGAAGATAACGAAGATCAGGATAGATATAGGGGATAAAGATGGAATGTAGATATAAGTATCGTACAAAACAAGCTATGAACTATGCATCTCAAATTGGGTTTCATGTTAGAAAGTTGCGTGACCATGGTTATGATCTAACTAATATTGAGATAGATAAAGACTGGATCACATGTAATAATCTACATCCTGCAAAATGTAATCTTAAATATAAAACAGTTAGCATTCCAGTTGATGATGAAATAGTAACACTTGTCACAACTTATCAAGATGTTCATGGTGATATGAGAACCCAAAAAACAACAGGTAGAACTAAATTGTATTCTCACGAAGTCTACAAAGAATATAAATATGTTGATATAAAAACATGCAGACAAGAATTTGAGGAGAGACAAGAAGAATATCAAAATAATAAACCAAGTAACTATATCCAATCAATATTTTAAAGGAAGCTGAGATGAAATACAGATGGAACAATACATACACAACCGTACCTAAGGAAACTGGCCCAATATTAGTTTGTTGGAACAGTGAGACTAATTACGCTATAGGCCAATACAAAGACGAGCGATACAAAGCATGGTTAGAGGATTATGAATTTGGAGTTCAGCCATCACATTGGGCAAAGCTTCCAGAATGTCCTACATACTCATGGGATAAATTAAATATAGATCAGTAAATAAACCAAAAGGAAAGCACTATGAATAATAAAGAATGGTATCACATCAAAAGCGATAGAATTGTTGAAGAAGGGGAATTTGTACCTGCACACGCAATCGATTTCTTAGTCGAACTCGTACCCATAGTAAAAGGATGCGACTTGATGTATAAAAAGGTTGACAACCTGAATCAATAATGGTATCCTTCCCTTAGTTTAGACATAAACTAGTACAAAACAAAAAACGCTACTTGTCAATTAAGACTTATAGCGTTTAAAGTTATTAAAATTTTTTTAACCGTCCCCGTCCCCCGACTGAGACAATCATAACTTGGAGAAGTAATGATAAGAGAAAAACATTTCAACGTGATCCCTTGGAGGAGTTACGTTTTACATTACAACCTGAATCGAACCAGGAGATTTAATGCTTTCTAATTATATTTCATTAAATGGTAATGTCAACACAAATCTTTTGCCATGGAATTTAAATGATCCCCAACCTGGAAACCCTAATACTTTGGGTATAATATTAGCCTTCAACCCTGCAAGATTAGCTGTTCTTAATGCAATAATAATACTATCAAAGAGATTTAGATTAGTTTATGCCTCACAAGCAAGAATAGCTAAGATGGCTAAAGTTCATTTAAAGACAGCACAAAAAGAAATACAAGCACTTACCCAACTTGGTTTAATAGCCAAGAAATATAATGGTGCAAACAAGACATGTTGGTACAAATCCTCTACTTACTTTAATGATCTAGGTGTAATGGAATCTTTAAGCAAAAAGATATCATTATTCTATTTCACATTACGTATGTTAATAAGCTCTCCCAGTGAGGACACTACACGAAGTATTATTGATTTAAGATCTAAAGAAACAAAGAAATATAAAAAAGCTTCTTACGAATTAAAAAAGGAGGAGAAAGTAATGGAAAAACCAAAAACAGGGATTTCCACCAAGGGGGACTATAATGTTTCCAAACAAGGTGGAGAGACTAAGCATGCAAAACCATGGTTACCGAGTAGCATAATACCATTCAGTTCCAAATGCTTTGAAGATAACATCAACAGATGGAATAAATACGAAGATTCGTATGATGTCAGAAGTTACGTCTCCTACTTTGGTGATAAGGCTATTGTTAAACAACGCAATGAATTTATGGAGAAACTTTACAAACAGCACAAAGGTGCAATAACAGTTGACGCAATTACACCTGAAATCAAACGACAATCAATTGAGACACAAGTTGTTATGCAAGAACAACCTAAGTGTCAAGAAACTAAAAAGGATTCAACTGTGACCAACGTAGTTAATATTATCAAGAAAGAGTCTGGGTTAATTGTCGATGAGGGTGAGAGATATACACTTATCCCAAAAGATCATAAAGACTATAAAAAGTTTAGCGATCCAAGTTATAATCCATTTGAGGAAGATTTAGATTGGTAATATTCTTCAAGAGCATCACTGATTATCTTGGAGAAACTTGTTTTCTCATTTGCTTGTAATGCTTCTGCATATAGTTTGCGTAGGCATTCATCTGCTTGTTCTGTTAGGTGAATTGTTCGTTTAATCATTGTTTTCTCTTAATTCATAACTTTCTCTAGTTCTATGGTGACATGTAAATTCACATTTTTCCATATCAAATGAGCCACATAGAAGACATTTAGCCAAGTGATCGCAAGGATCATAACTGAATACACACTTACACTCATTTGGTGAGAAGTACTCAATTGATTCATCTAATATTTTGTCATGGGGTGTCATCCATTCGTAATAGTCATCACTATTGCAATAATACATAATATTCAATCGCGCTATATGTATATTACCTGAGATGTCTTTAACTCTGAAATATTGGTATTCAGGCGTCATAAAGTCAACTTTTATCCACTTCATTCTTCTCTCTCTAATTTAATTGTATTTAATGCTAACATCTCTTCCCAGCATAATACTCTAAAATTTTGTGCTTCTTGATCTACGGGAGTTGAGCATCCTATTTCATTTCTAAACGTGCTACGCATCAATATCATAACTTCACATTCCCTTTTTTTAGTTATTAAAAAGGGTTTAATATATTCACAGATCACGCCTACATTCTTTCCATTTATTGTCCATCTATAACGCTTTCTCTTTATGTACTTACTCCCTCTTTCACATGTGCTAAACGCATAGTAGTTACCACCTACTCTTTCACATAACCATTCCATTAATTCTATGCTTCTAGAACTTATTTCTATTACTGTATTGTAGCTATAATTAATCTGTTTATTGGTTACCTTTGGCTTATTTTGGATAATAGATATGCTCCCTCTACCATCGATTACACCTGCAAGATAAACCTTGTCGAGCTGTGTCATTTTTAGATAATTTTCCATTTACTTTACCGCACGTTCATCTTTACCTGTTGGACTGTTTTTAGCCCAATGAAACCCCAACTTATCTAATTCTTCTTCGTAATATGACCATGGGAACTCTAGAGCATTTAGTTTATCTATCTTTTCTTGATCCAATGTTCCCATATATTTAGCAGCGGCTTGTTCTAAGCACCAATTGAATAGATCATCTTTTTTAACATTTTTCATATCATCCCTTACTGAGGTTTAATTAACTTACTAATTACATTATGACATACTTACATACATATGTCAAACATTATATTAAATATTTATTCAACTTTCTTTGCTTGGTGATATGCTTTCTGAAAACTAGGAGCAATTATGTCTGTAACGTACATCATCCCCTGCAACCCGATAGCCTGGAAAAGAGCAGGAAATAGTCGTGGCAGGTTTTATGACCAACAATCACATACTAAAATAAATACAGCTATATACATTAAGAATCAGCATGATGGAACCTTTTATGAAAATGTACCACTATTGCTAACAATAACTTTTTACTTTCCAATACCGCAAACGTGGTCAAAAAAGAGAAAAGAAACGATGGTCGATATGCCACATATTTTCATTCCCGATACTGATAATTGTGTCAAATTTATCCTAGACTGTTTAAGCACCGTGATATTTAAAGATGATTGTCAGGTATCAGACATTATTGCAAAAAAGAGGTATGATGACGGAAATGGACCAAGAACTGAATTTACATTGACTGTAATAAAATGATTCTTAGAAATAAAGATGATTATTTTACAGTAGAATTTAATTTGAAACTATGGCACACGATATTTGAAAGATCAGGCATACTGCACAAGCTTAATAACTGGGGTCTTTTGACAAAGCAGGAGATTCTTGCTATCGATCAAGCTATGACAGAAATATCTAATCTTGCAGATGTTATTAAGGAGAGCGAAAAGAATGAAGAACACCACACGCATGTCCGATAAAACAATTAAAAAAATGAGCGCAACCAGATATTCTGAGAGCTCATCAACTAAAGATCGTATCGTGCGAAATATAGATAAGGTAAAAGGTTTACAAGGTACAAAACCCATTAAGTATCACTATGATTATAAGCCAAAAACACAAGAAGAATTTGAGCAACTGGGACATGAAGTATTAGCATTTGCGCAACTACCCACAACAACGAATATAAACAAGTTTTGCTTTGATAAGCATATATCACCCTACAGGCTAAAGAGATTTGATAATGCATACTATCAAGAGATGCTTGAGTTATCTAAATACATAATTGCAGATAGAAATAGGACAGCTGTTAACTCCAAAGTGTTTGATAAAGATATTTACATCAAAGAGCTTCGAGAATTAGATAGAGATTATAAAGAAGATCAAGATGACCAAATTGCAAAGCGAGTTGCGGGAATTAAACAATCACTCGGTGATATAACAATTGTAGATCATATGTTGGAGAAAGAATGATATATAAGCTAATACTAAAATTCATATCATTTAGAACCATCTCTAGAATTTACCATCAATTCAAATCTATTGTTGATGATAGAGAAAGAGAATTCCAAGCGTCTCTTAAGAAACAAGCCGCACGAGACATCCATGATTTTGTTATGAAACAACACCATTTGTTTATTGAACAAGCAGCTAAAGCAAACCAAGAATGTTGGTTGCTTGCACTGGTACCATTAGATTCTTCGGCTAAAACTCCTCCCGGAGTGTCTTTGGAGAGATTAAGAAGTGTTCAAGCCCCTAAGAATTCTTGGGAGAAATAGATGTACACACTATATAATCAAGTAACTATAGAACCCACTGCATCTGAAAAGAAACAAGGCAAAGAAGATTCATTTGTTGTTGAGAAGATAGCAACCATGCATTCAAGAGAATCTGCAGATAATTGGGTGAATCAAGATAGTGAAAAGAGAAGTTGGAGTCATAATGTGGACTAGAGTCAAGCCTATTAATAATAGTTTAAAAGAATCAGCGCAAAAAGCGTGGCCCGAGATGGAGTACATATTTGATATGTTTGATGAAATAGATTCTAAATGAAAGTTGAAACAAAAATACATCTTTCTAAGTTCGTAGCCAGGGATTATCAACGTCCCCTTATTGAAGCTTTCAATTCTAACAAATACACACGATTCCTGGTTGTATGGCCGAGGCGGGCCGGGAAAGATGTATGCGCCTTCAACTTACTATTTCGTGCAGCCTTGAAGAAGGTCGGTGTATATTTCTATATATTCCCGACATATTCTCAAGCAAAGAAAGTTATTTGGGATAGTATAACTAACACGGGTGAAAGATTCCTGGATTATATACCTAAAGAACTAATCACTAGCACTAATGGCACGGAAATGAAAATTCACCTCTCTAATAATTCACTTATACAGCTTGTTGGTTCAGATAATATTGATAGCTTGATGGGTACTAACCCTCAGGGCATTATATTTTCAGAGTATGCGTTACAAGACCCAACAGCATATCAGTTCTTGCGCCCGATTCTATTAGCTAATGGCGGGTGGGCTATGTTTGTTTCCACTCCACGTGGCAAGAATCACTTGTGGGAGTTATACAACATTGCATTAAACAATGATCATTGGTATTGCTCCAAGCTTGCAGTAACAGACACACAACACATATCTGTTTATGAGATCAATAAAGAAATCGAAGAAGGTTTAATCAGCCAAGACTTAGCCTATCAAGAGTACTACACAAGCTTTGATATGGGTATCGAAGGAAGTTACTATGCGAAATACTTGGACAAAATGCGTATCAAGAATCAAATCGGGCAAGTACCGTATGAACCCGGATTCAAAATTTTCACTAGCTGGGACTTAGGTGTCAGAGATTCGACTACGATTCTGTTCTTCCAACAAATCGGCGCTACTGTCCGCATAATAGATTGCTATGAAAACTCTAAAGTGGGCTTGGAGCATTACGTAAACATACTTAGGCGATATGAACAAGATAAAGGTTATATCTACGGTAAACATATTGCACCACATGATATAGCAGTAAAAGAGTTTGGTTCAGGTATGACAAGATTAGAGAAAGCTAAAACACTGGGATTAACCTTTACTGTAGCGCCTAATGTATTAATAGAAGATGGAATAGAAGCTGTGCGCTCTGCATTATCCAAGATATACATCGATGAAGTGGCTTGTAAGCAGTTCATCAAGGCTATTGAAAATTATAGACAAGAATGGGATCCAAAGCGTAAAGTATATAAAGGGCACCCACTGCATGATTGGAGCTCGCACTGGGCTGATAATTTAAGATACCTTGCTGTATCTTTGCCAAAGACACGAGACAGCCAGTCTGCCGAAGAACTGAATAGAAAGTATGCTGAGGCTAGATATGGCGGCGATCAAAGCCATTTACCGAGTGTATTTAGAAACGACTTGCCAAAATACTAGGAGTTTATGGGTAAATATTCAAATAGAGACTGGCCTTGGTGCGATTATAGGCTTGAAAAGTATATAGACGATTATAATAAAATTGAAAGGAAGTCTAAACGTATGCCGTCTTCAGTAGGATTAACATTCGAAGAATGGAATATTATTGTAGATAAGTATTATTCTGACGAAATAATCAGAAAATCAAAAAAACAAAAAAGCTTACTAAAAAAACATAAGAACATGATAGATTATTTAATTGCTGAAGGTGATCCTTATTTAAAACCTAAAAGACAATACTCAAAAGATAGTTGTAATAATTGCGGTAAGTCGGTAGTTGATGAAAAAAAATTCATTAAACAAGGTATAAAAGAAGTTCTTAGTAAGGAAGAGTGTAACGGTAGCTGGTCTAGGCCTTTGTGTGTAGTTCCGGTAGAAGAAGTAGAGTATTGGATATGCAAAAAGTATTGTGTTGAGGATTAAATATGACAAATAACAAGTTTACTATGACGATACTTTATATAATTCTTCTATTTGCAATCCCATTATTCTTGATGATATATTGCCTGCGCTGTGAGCGATTAAGACTATCATCACAGAAGCGAATGATTGAGCGCATTATAGACGAGCAGAGACTAATAAACAAGATGAAAGAGTTTGAAGTTAAGTTCGATGAAGATGAAGACGAGGATGAATACACACAATGAAGCAATATGAAATGTTTGAATGCATAACTGATCTTTGTGATGAAGAAACTGTTTTAAGTAATTCAATGTGTTCAAAGTGTTTCTATAATAAGTATCCTGATATTTATGAAAAGGTTGAAGAGGCGAAAAATGGAAGAAATAAGAAAGAACTTATTTAACAAACTGATGATGAATAGGTTTGGATGGGAGCTATATATAGGCTCTGAAAAGTTTGTGATTGATACTGTTCCTTTTACACAAGAAGAACGAGAAGAAAAGATTAAACAAGTTAATATTGTTATAGATGCGTTATTAGAAGAAAAAAAAAGACATGATAAGCAAATAGAAGAATTCAAGGCAAGTCACGATGAAGATGCTTATTATCCACATTGGTCTCCAACTATAAATAGTTTGAGAAGTATGTCTGTTGACTTTGATGATACGCCAATCAAAGAAGAAGATATCTATAAAGTAGATGAATCTAAATTACAAAGAGCATTTGTTCCTGATAATAACTTCGAAGATCACGAGAAAATCACCGAACTAATAAAACTAGGTGATATAAAAGAAACAATCAAAGATGGTCAATGGAACTTAGAATATAAACCGGAACATGAGGAACTTGTCATTCGCTATGTTAACCATAAACAAGATATATGGCCTGAACTGCATGGGGCTTAACATGTTCAAACGAATTAAACAGGCGCTTGCAACAATAGGACTTAAACCTCTACCAACACCGACAACAAATAAATCGCCTATTGTGTCTGAAGATGAAGCAGCAATACAGCAACGCAAGCGTATTCAGGCTGAGTTTGATAAACAACATAAAGATATGCAATCACGAGCGTTAATGCCACATTCTTTGTCTTGTTTAGAACCACAGTTTTGTACAAAGTATCCATGCTTTAAGTGGGAGCCTGACAAAATCGTGCGTGAATTCTTTGTGAATAATAAACTTAAAGAAGTAGTTGCAACCGAAGAAAAAAAAGAGTAATTTTCAACCAAGTTATTCCCGGTTGATCAATATCATACTCTAATTAAGAACTAGATTGCAGCAACCCCGGATCACCAGCTACTTGTTGTAGCGCACAAGAACATGATAAATGTAATGTTTGAATTCACAGCTCTACTTACCTAGGGCTGTGTTCTATTCTTCTTCAACAGGTATCAATAATAATCTTCCTGCTTCTGCTATTATAATCTTATAATGTGTCGCTAATTGCCAGTCTTCGGTATTTAATCCTTGATACGCATTCTTCAGTGATACTCTTCCCTGATTATCAACTTTTACTATTTTCATTTTATTTTCTCGTATTGGTCGTGTTCCATTATAGGCACTAAATCACCGTCTTGTACTATATGACCTGTTTTCTTGTGTTTCCAATACACAGGACACTTGTGTTGCTTGATATTTCGTTTATCTTTCTCTATTTGTTCATGAATCATTAAACTTATATTGTGACAAATCTCACATAGAAAACCTGTATGATCACCAAACCAAGCCATTTTATCGTCACCTATGTATCCTGATATGTATTCTCTATAACAAACCTTACAATCGTAACTCTCGACCATAATATCCTTTCATCTTAATTTGACTTATTAGTAAGTTTAGCATATAATTACTAATAAGTACATTACCCCTAAGTAATAATACTTTTTTTATAATTACCTTACGCCCGGTTGTCTTTTTTTACAGGCGTAAGGTAATTCCATGAATCTTATCAATGACCTGAGATGATGTGTATCATTATCAGGGTTTTAGAGTTGGGCAATATGAATCATCATCAGTTCATATTGCCCCTAGACTATCTTCTCTTAAAAACTCGAAACATTTCGGTGTTACGCTAAACATATCCTTATGTGTGTTAGCGGGACCTTATCAGTCTTAACCAATTAAAATCACCTGATACTCACCCTGTGACGGGGAAATAGTATCAGGTGTTAATTCTTCTTGATCTGATTCATTTCTATTCGTACACTATCCTCATTTAAGTTGGCCAACTTAAACTTCGAGGAGACTACCATTATATTCCCAGAATTAGGACCACAATACTTTGATGAGCGCCACAGGGGCGTTTTGTCACAAATGGAAGCGTTTTACGCGCAAGCAATAACAATAAATCAATCATTTTGGGGCGAGGCAGACACGGATCTACGCTTCTACACGGGCGATCAAACGCTTTGGTCAGATCTTTACGGAAATTTACCTGCCAACCAACGCAGACAATTTAACTTTAATCGCATAATGCGAATAGTTAATATGATCTCGGGTCACCAGCGAAATAACCGCAAGTCTACTGTTGTTATACCAATTGAGAATGGCGATGAAGAAACATCTGACCAATTCACAAAAATAATGCTTTGGATAAACCAACAAGAAGGCACACTTGAAACAATTTCAGAATCATTCCAAGGTGCATTAATAACAGGTATGAACTTCTTACACGTATGGATGGATTATCGTGAAGATCCTGTATCTGGTAATATTAGAGTTGATAATTGTTCATATAACGCCTTTCTTGTGGATCCTTACTTCCGTAAGCCTGATCTATCTGATTGTAACGGTATTTGGAAACGATCTTACCTGACCAAGCGGGAAGTAATATCCCTATTACCTGACCAAGAAGAAGAAATACTTGGACTTTGGGGAAATGACTCAGGTTCAGGTAGAGACGGCAAGTTCCAATTTATGCCTGAATCTTATGGATATGCAATGAAAGACTTGCTGACATACGATGAGTTCTACCACCGTGACTATCGCAAACAGAAAGTACTATGTGATACTGAAACTGGCGAAGTTATGGAATGGCGATATGATAACAAAGAGGAAGAGCTTGATCAATTCCTGAAGACATACCCAACAGTGACCGTTATTGAACAAGACATTCCTACAGTTAAACTAGCAATAGTTGTACAAGGAAAGGTAATGTATCATGATGCTCAACCAAGTGGACTCGATTCTTATCCTTTTGTGCCTGTATTTGCTTATTATCACCCTGAGTTACCATACTTCCCGTGGCGCGTAACAGGCGTGGTTCGTCACCTCCGGGACAGCCAATTCTTGTATAATCGTCGTAAGGTTATTGAACTCGATATCCTAGAATCACAAATGAATTCAGGATTTATTTACAAAGAAAATGCACTTGTTAATCCACTAGACGTTTATATGCAACAAGGACAAGGTCGTGGAATAGCAATCAAAGATGAAGCTAATATTGCTGATGTGGTACAAATACAATCTCCACAAGTTCCCGCAACTACAATAGAGCTATCTAAGATGTTGGGTGAAGAAATGGGACAGATAGCGGGCATATCGGAAGAACTATTGGGCTTTGATGACGGTGCTACAATGTCCGGATTGCATTCTAAGCTTAAACAATCAGCGGGATTAACCACTCTTCAATGCTTATTTGATAATCTAGATAGATCTCAAAAAATATTAGGCAAACTTGTATTAGATCTAATACAACTAAACTTCACTCCAGGCAAAGTTAAAAAGATCTTAGAAGGACAAGAGCCCGCTCCACAATTCTATAACAAAGCTTTTGGTAAATACCATGCAGCCGTTGAAGAAGGATTAAATACCACTACTCAACGACAAATGCAACTTGCACAAATGTTGCAACTTAAAGAATCCGGTGTTCCAATAGCTGACTCAGACTTGCTTGAAGCTTCAACATTCCAAGGTAAGAAGAAGATTATTGAGAACATGGAAAAACAACAACAAGCAATGGCTCAGCAGCAACAACAACAGATGCAGGCGCAAATTGAAGAACAACAAGCTAGGACTCAATTGGCTAAGGCTAGATCAGTGGCTGACGAAGGCCTTGGTCTTGAACGTGTCTCTAGGGTTGAAGAAAATAAAGCTCTTGCTGAAGAACGACGAGCTCAAGCTATGCATGACCAGGATTCCGCGCTATTGGATAAAGTGCGGGCGCTTAAGGAACTTGAGTCGTTAGACTTTACTCATATTAGAGAACTTATTGAAATGGCTCATTTGTTAGAGAACCAAACTATTGCTAAACAACAGGCTACAAAGGAAATAAACCAACCAACTAAACCATAGACCTTTCTGAGTATTTGCTCTATAATTATATAGAGGTGAAATATGTTAAAAGATTTAGTTGGTATGGATAATGGATACTTTGAAGTAATTAGTTTTTTAGGGTCAACTAGCATTGCTAATAGCGGTAAGACAAGAAGACTCTGGGAATGCAGGTGCAAATGTTCAAAGATTGTTTTTTTAACAACAGAGAATATCAGGAAATGCATTCCCAGAAGTTGTGGATGTTATAAGCAAAAATATGTTCCAAGGGCAAATAATAACAATTTGATAACCCACGGACTAGCTAAAAAAGGAAACAAACACCCTTTGTATATAAAATGGATGTCCATGAAGCAAAGGTGTAATAATCCTAAAAACAAATCGTATAAATGGTATGGTGCTAAAGGTATTACGTTGTGTGATGAATGGTTAAACTCCTTCATGGATTTTTATAACTGGTGTTTATCTAATAATTGGGAATCTGGTTTAACAATAGATAGGATAAATCCCAAAGGTAATTATTCCCCTGAAAATTGTAGACTACTAACACACTCAGAAAATAGCAAAAAGAAGGTAATAAAATGCCTCTAATACCTATATATTCAATAATTGAAAATCGGAGACCTACGGTTGATGATACAATTTATGAAGATGAAAAAATAGAAATAGGAACTCCTTGGTTACATAGAGGGGTTGGAACTGTACATTATTTAGTTAGTGTTAAAGACGGGAAAGCCAAGTGGGTGGATTATTACGAAGAATTAGAAGAATTAAATAAAAGTTAAAGCGCTTAAAGAGCTTGAATCGTTAGATTTTTCACATATAATGCAATTAATAGAAATGGCTAATGCATTGAAACCTAAAGAAGAAACCAAAAATACCCCACAGAATGGTTCTGCTGGGTAGTTAGAGGAAACCCCTTGTAGTTTAAAGACTACAGTGACTACGAAAGGCCAACCATGGCAAAAAGACATCACGGAATGCGCGTTAGCGAAGGCGATTACGCTGGAGAAGGCGCACGTAAAAGAATGGAAAAGCACGATGGTGCAATGATACATGACGATATGTCAGCAGTTGCTAACTTACCGCAAAATGTTATGTACAAACCTTGGGAAAGAGAACATTCTTATATGCCTGAACATTTAGAAGATGATATCAGATCTGTTGACCGCCAAATAGGTATGGACACAGGTAAAAGAAATGCTAAACTTCATCCTAAAAAGGTATAATATGGCAACTGCGCCTCGCCCTAAAGGCAAAGCAAAGAAGATTGCTGAAAAGATTATGGGAAAGCCTGCTAATAGGCAAACCAAGATAACTAAAGAAGAACAAAGAGTGAGAGAAAGACTACTTTTTGAAGAAACTTCTAGAGTTCGATAATAAATAAACTCCTCTAGCTCAAGAAGTTGGTTGAAATGCCAAACGTGTAAGAGCCCGAGATTGTAACTCGGCGATGCAAGTTCAAGTCCTGCGGGGAGTTTTTATGGAGATAATATGAAAAGAATTAAAGAAAAATTACTAGTAGATATTATGGCTGATGCATTCTATGCCCAAGTTGACCCTCGCAGGCGTCAAGAGCGCAAAGATGCAGATATGCTACATGAAGACAAAAAAGCGATAGCTAATTGTCCTCCTGAAAAGAAATATCACACTTATGATAATAACTTCTATAAACATGCTTGCATGAAAGCGGGAAACCCTGCTGATCAAGACGATACATGGGAAAGGTAGACTATGAAAGTTAATAAGCCTTGTAAAAAGTGTAAAAAAGTAGCCGGCTGTAAATGTAAATAGGAGCTATAATGCCTAAGAAGAATTGGATAGCGACCGCTATTAAAAAACCCGGAGCATTACACGAAGAACTTCATGTGCCTAAAGGCAAGAAGATCCCGGCAAAGAAATTAAAAGCCGCTGCTAAAAAGGGTGGAAAAGAAGGCAAACGTGCCGTTTTAGCTGAAACCTTGAAGAAAATGCATAAAAAGAAATAATACATTCTATTATTTATGTTACTATTTTGACTCCCTCAAGAGTTTTGATCGATTCTCTTGAGGGATTATTTATTTAAAAATAAATATAGACTTTTTAGGTAAATACTAGATAATAATTTTAACAATTCTATAAAAAGCTTGGACCAAAAGTAACCCTCATACTCAAGGAGTTCCTATGGCTTCAAGTAACTGTTCCAACAGCTGTGATTGGGATTGCGATTTCGAAAACAATCTTAATCTTCACAAGTTATGTGCAAAAAAGATCAAAGCACATAGCGCACACTTCAAAGATTTGTCCGTAGAGAATTTCGATTTCGGGACAGATTTATGTATACCCGGTCAATTAACTTCCGCAAATCTTCTTAATTGCTCAAAATATGTAGCGACATCTGTTTATAGTACAATTACAACATATAATCTAGGTGATTATCTAAATTTCGATACTATAATAGATGATCCTAATGGTAATATGGCAGTTGCACCAACTGCGTATACGGTTCCTGTTTCAGGTTACTATCTTGTAACTATGCAGATCGATCAACAAAACTTACAACCTGATGCAGCATTCGGTCCAATTCTTGGAACACCTGTTGCCAATCCACAACTATACGTTAACGGTGTTTTAACTCGCCAATTATATTCTGCTTATTTAAGTTTCTTTAACCAACAACGTGTTACATTAACAAGTATTAGTAAATTCAATGCCGGTGATGTCATACAAGGTAAATTGCAAATACTTTCGCTGAATCAAAATTCAGGCGTTGCAACCGTTACAGGTACTGTAGATATTATAGGGAATGCTTCATTATCAAATGATTCAGTATTTATTATACATATGCTATCTGCTACATGCGGACCAAATCCATGTGGTCCCACAGGTACTGGCTGCATGATGTAAATAACTGTCCTCGCTTTTATATGATTGTCCCATTGGCTGACGAGCCCGTGGGACTTTTTTGTTGTGTATGATTATTTTCTATGGCACACTATCTGCAAAACAGAAGGAGCCATATGAATTGGACAGCAACAAAAAACAAATTACCCGGTTATGAAAGTTATATAATTGTCTGGCACAACAGTTTAAAAGTATCCCGAGACACATTTTATAACGGCAAAGATAAATGGGTAAACTTTAAAACCGTTGGATCTGAAGTAGAATACTATGAACCTGAACAAATAACTCACTGGATGTATTGGCCTTCTCAACCTGAGGAGTTAAATGGAAAATAAGATAATACAACCAACTGCTGAACAAGTTAATGATGTAACTGTAGGTAAATTTGCTACAGATCTTCTCAAGAAAGACGATGGTTATCAAGTATCTGCAGTAGACCAAGCCACTGAGAATACTAAAGATTACATGAAGAATCTTTATGAATGCGTTGATAGAGGTATAGTTCTATATCCAGGTAAAGATTTTTATGTACACGTTGAAACCAAAAAAGAAAAGTTATTAGAAAACGTACTGCGCAATTACTTTATACCTAAGTCGGATTGCCCGACACCAAACTATGATCAAGCAATATACAAATATATGCATGAATCGGGCGATCTTGTATTCATGTGGGTTGTGCCTGATCGAGGAACTTGCTTCTACTTTAAAGAAAACTGGAAAGAAATACCACACGAGGAAAAAGATCTACTTACTTTCATACGTATGTTTGATGACGGAACGTTGTTGAAACTAGCAAAAAGATTAAATGGCGAGAAAGATGATAGTCCTGAGCTTGAAAAGAAGAAGATAATAATATAGGAGAATAGATGAACGACACAAATCCAAATTCATTACCATCAATGGAATCATTGCCAATGGTAGATCCACAAGCTATGGCTGAAATGCTCAAAAATCAACCTGAAATTCAAGAAGATGTGGTTGAAAATGCATTAATACCTGCTGAAGCAGCTGCTGAAGAAGTATCACCTGGCTTGCAGGCATTAGAACAAATAGAACAGCCTCAACCCCAGAAAGTTGGCCCACAAGAAAGCTTTAGCCGACTACGCAAAGAACGTGATGAATACGCAAAACGATTAGCTGCCTACGAAGCTCAACCTAAACAAGAGCAACCTAAGTTACAACAGCTAAAGCCAAGGCTACAAGTTGGCGATGATGACTTGATGGAAGGTAAGCATCTAAAACAGGTTGATGATGAAGTGCAACAACTTAGACAAGAGCTTTATGAACAAAGACAATATAATACAAAGCAAATCGCTCAAGCGCAATTACGAGCAAAGTTTAGTGATTTTGATAAAGTTGTAACGGAGGATAACATTGAACTATTACAATACGAATACCCCGAGCTGGCTAATACTCTTAATTCTAGTACTGACCTCTATTCCACTGCTGTTAGCGCTTATACTATGATTAAAAAACTGGGAATATCACAAGAACAACAATCAAGGGTTACTACTATGGCAGATAAAGCACAAGCACAAAAGAATGCAGCTAAGCCTAAATCAGTTGCTTCAGTATCACCACAACAAGGTGATTCACCGTTATCTAATGCATCTGCATTTGCCAATGGCTTGACAGAAGATCTTAAGAAGCAAATGATCAAAGAAATGCAAGAATCTAGGAAAAATTTAAACTAATGAAAATTCGTTGTGAATCATGCCTAGATGTATTAGTATCTACTCCCAAGAATAGATGGGTAGAATGCCTATGCAAAAGTGTATTCATTGACGGTTCATATGATAGAGATGGCAAGCAATTGCTTTTTAGATACGGTGAACTTAAGCCGGGTGCAAAGTTTGAGATAAGAGAAGATAAATAGAGTTCTTTACTGAGAACGTTGGTAATCTTAGCTAGCGTAATTTAAAAGCCGTTGCTAAGATTATCAACGATAGTTCACTCATAATTTAGAGGTATATTATGAACAAAAGAACATGCTTATTTCTTTACCTGCTAATAAGTTCACCTTCTTTTGCACAAGAGCATAAGCAACCAAGACCAATTCATCCCAGCCATGAGATGGAATTTAATATCACACCAAACGAAATACATTTAACAATAGACGTTTCCGATAGACCGGATGCACCTGAACCACATACACCGGTTGATATAAAAAAGTTAAAGATTAAAACAGCTGCTATTACTGCTATTATAACTGCATTAATAGGAGCCGGCGTGAGTATTTACTTGGGTGTTCATAACTGTAATTAGCATTTAAATTGTATTGCTTTCTTTTTACTACACCCGTATCCGCAGTATTTTCTTTTATTGCTTTCGGCTTGGTATTGTACATTACAAACAAGACATTCTTTTATTTGGGGAAATTTTGCCACAATGCTACTTCTGAAGCATTTAAATGAACAAAATCTTCTAATTTTTTGAGGATGATTAAAAGACTTATCGCATTTTAAACATATAGACATGCGATTAAGTTTTTTTCTGCAATATTTTCTGGGATATTTAAAGTAGCATTTAGCTGAACAAAACTTAGGAATAACATACCCATTATTGTGAGTATACTTTTTTGGTTCGAAGTTTTTTAAGCAGTACAAACATTGTTTTTCAGGCAGTTCTATACGACGAGTTAAATAGCATGATAATGTACAATATTTTGCATGTCGGTATTTATTAAAGAAAATTAGATCGCATTTTATACATAGATGTTCAAACATTTTTTTAAGATAAATATATATAATTAAGACTTGCTTAGCAACAAATTCCATGGCACAATACCTTTAGCCCAATACGGAAGTGGCTACCCGTAATTCAATCTTCGAACCAAACTTGAGCGTGGTTCACTCAAATCTAGACCCAAAAACTTCCCTTAGGGGCAAGCTGTCTGGTCAACAACTTAAAGAGTGTTTACAACATAAACTTTAAGGAAAAAACAATGGCTATAACGACTACATCGTCTTTGCCAGCGCCCGTCCAACAATCTTTTTCATATAAATTGTTGAGCGTGCCTGTACCAAATATGATTCACAAAATCCCGGCAATGAAAAAAAATATGCCGAGAAACGGTGGTACAACTCTTCGTATGAGAAGATATAACCCACTAAATACAGCAATGGTTCCATTGGGCAACTCAGGAATAACACCTCCTGCTCAAAACCTAACTGCTGTTGATATTGATGCAAAGATAAGTTTTTACGGTTTAGCGTAGGTGCCGTAAATCTGGTTTTGAACATTGACCTATGTGCAACTGAACGAACAAGTTACACTTCAAAACCAGGATCCCGTCAAGAGTTTAGCGGGATTAAAACCTTGGGTAATTGACTTGGAGACGCTAACGTTTAAGACGAGCGCAATAAGGGGCAAGATCATGAGATGTAAGTTATGCAATAATATCTATAGTAAAAGTAACAATACCCACAGTATGTATTTTAATAACAATGTGTGGATGTGTGGTAAATGTACTACTGATATTTATTGTAGTTATATTCCTGATCGGCCTGAACGACTAAACCCTGAGGCGCCTGAAAAGGTGATGCGATAGTCTGAACTCTATGGAGACATAGAGAGGTTGGATCGAAGAATCTGACCCGCCACGAAAGTGGTCATAAAAGTAACAGAATGTTTAAACGAATGCGCTGCAAGACTTGGTGTTTCACTTAGACAAACAGAAGATCAACTAACACGTGATATGCTAGCCTCAACTGCAAGTTTCATAAATTGCACAGGCGGCGTCAACGGTAAAAAATTTTCAAATAGAAACATTGCCGTTGTAAAATCTTCTCTGATTGACTTGGAACTCGAAGTGGTTTTTAATTAGTTTAAAACTAACCGACAACAAGGGGCAAGATTATGGAATGTATAGATTTTATATGTAGAACAATAGCAAGCATTTGCTTGATTATAATGACTATAAAATTTGTTTTTTATAATTAGCCTGAACGACTAAGTGAGAAGACCTCGAAAGAGGATGCGATAGTCTGAACTCTACACGATAAGGTAGAGAGGATGGGTCGAAGAACCCAACCCGCCCGAAGTAGCTAAAAGCGAAGACGGGTCATAAAAGTAACAGATTAATTGGATGTTCCAACTGAAATTACACGTTCAGACGTTGACACAGTTGTAAGAGCTTTATTAAACAATAACGCTTACACAATCATGGACAATATCGAAGGTGAAGATAAGTTCGGTACAGCTCCTGTTCGTGATGCATACTTTGCATTATGTTCAACACAGCTTACAGGTAACTTAGATGCAGTTTCTGGTTTCATACAAAAGAACCAATACCCTGCTCCTATGAATGCTTTAAGATCTGAATGGGGTGCTATTGGTAACTTAAGATTCTTGATTTCATCAATTGGATCTCAGGTTGCTATGGGTTCTGCATTAGGCAACACAGTATACAATATCTTCTGCGTTGGTATGGAAGCTTATGCTTGCATAGAACAAGATGGATATTCTGCTTCATTCATATATAGACCACCGATCTATGATGGTCCTTTAGCTCTAAATGCGTCTGTAGGATATAAGTTCGCTGAGGTTCCTAGAATCACAAACGACTTATGGGTAATCAATCTACGCGCAACACAAGCGTAATAAGGAGTTATCATGGACGGTACTATATTATCTCAAGGTGTATTCACTCAACCTGCTACAGCGATTACTCAGTACGTTGCTGTACCATCAGGTATTGACTGGTTTATGACTTATAACAAAACTCAAATTGATGCAGGAACTGCTTCAGCGGGTGTAAGTTTCTATTGGCAACGTGGAATGCCTGCGGGTTATGCTATTGAATCTCAAAATAATGCGGGTTCAACTGCTACTTTTCTTACTTCTGTAACAACAGGTGGCTTTACACTGTATGATCCGAGTGGTCAAACACCGGGCGCATTGCCTTTACTTGGAGCAGCTATACCAATTACAACTGGTATTGGAAATACTACTAGACCTGTTATTACAGTTAATAACACAGCCGGCGTATCAGCGGGATCTGTAGTTAGAGTAAGTTCAAGTGCTCAAACCGATATTAACGGTATTGATTTTGTTGTTGGCGCTGTTGTTCCTAATACAACTATTACGTTATTGGCAGCATCTAACGCTCTAGCAACAGCACCCGGAGCAATTAGTGGTGCAGTTGGTTTCTATAGACTTGTAAACTATTCTCCATTGTTTTATCCAAGAGCTAGAACTATTACTAACATTACTCAAGCAGTTAATGCTCAAGTAAGTACTTCTATTGCTCATGGTTTAACACCTGGCCAAGAAGTTAGATTTAATATTCCCGCTGTCTCAGGTATGACAGGATTAAATCCTAACCAATTGAACAATTACTATCCTAGCAATAGTTCACAAGCTGCAATAATACAGACAGTTGTAGATGATTATAATTTTACAATTAATATCGACACAACTTCTTATGCACCTTTCACATACCCAACAATTGCACAACAGCCTTCTTCTTTCCCTGAAGTTACACCTTTTGGTGAAGATACAGCTACTGCATTGTTATCAAATACTGCTCAAGTTCCTACTATTGGTGGAGTACAAATATTTAACACCAATACAGGTATCTTAGCTGACTCAACAGTTAACACAGGATTCATTGGCATGATTTTACCTACAGGCGTAAATAGCCCGGGTGGAATAGCCGGTGACCAAGTTTACTGGAGAGCCGGTAAAGCATCATTTGGCGGATTGTAATTAATTAGACCGTAGAGGGGTTTGTGACAACTTTCCCCTCTATGTCCCCTTTATTTAGGAGATAGACATGGAAAACACACAAGAAATAGATAAAACTGTAGCTAAAAAAACAAGACCTAATTATAAATTCCAACGCGATAAAGATCGTGAGCCCGTAAAAGGCATCTTCAGATTTTATGAAGTACCGGGTGGAACAATGAGCTTTTCAATCAAAATTTGGAAAGAAGATGAAGTAGAAAATTATACACTAAGAGACGGTGCCGTTTATACAGTTCCTCTTGGAGTAGCTAAACATTTAAATAAGAACTGTTGGTACCCAATTCACTCCCACGCAAGCGATGAAAATGGAGTAACTTCAATGAAAGTTGGCCAACGAGTACGTAGAATGGGCTTTAGCAGCTTAGAATTTACTGACATTGAAGACTTGATGGATAAAGACGGTAACTCAATTATTGAACACATTAAGGCGTAAGGTATAAAAGATGTCTATTCTTGCATTCCCGAACCCAATATATCAACCGGCCATGAGGATCATTAATGCTATTACTAATGCTAATCCTGCTTTGGTTACAACTAGCTTTAACCATCTTTATCTTACGGGATCAATTGTAAGACTGGACATACCTTTGGGTTTTGGAATGCAACAGGCTAATCAAAAGTTTGGACCAATAACAGTTGTTTCCCCGACTACTTTTACTATAGATATTGATACAACCCTTTTTGATACATTCTCTGTGGCGACTACATTCCCAAACAATGAACAGTACGCTCAGGCAGTTCCGTTTGCAGAGATCAATAGCTTACTGACATCAGCTGTTCAAAACACATTGCCTCATTTAGCCACTTAAAGGAGACCTAATGGCAAATCCTTCACCGCCATCGAATACGCCAACAGTTAGTAATTTATATCAACAGCCGCCAACGTTATACCAGATTCAACAGAAAGTTAGGCGGTTGACTCGTACACCCTCAACCGCACAATTAAGTGATGATGACCTAAATAACTATATTAATACGTTTGTTATATATGACTTTCCTGAGATATTAAGAACATTCAATCTAAAAACTGAGTTCTCTTTTTATACAAACGCAGGACAAGATACATACAACACAGATATACTTTCATTTGCAGGTGCAACCAATAACCCACTATACAACTTCCAGAATAAGTATTTAACTGTTTCCGGGCCTATGTATATTGCAGGGTTTCAGGCACATTACTTTCAATCACCTGAACAGTTTTATGCAGTTTATCCTAAAATTAATAGTATTCAGCTTATAGGCAATGGCACAGGAACGAGTGGCCCATTCACAGGTTTTATAAATTCGAACCAAGCTATATTGCCACCACCGGTAACAGGATTTACACAACAGATATCATTACTTCAAAATAATGTTTTGTTTAGTTCTCTTGGAACCATTGCGCCAACTCCGCCTGAAACAGTTCCATTTGTAATTGCTCAAACACTTGTAGATGTACCTGTAGTGGACCCTACAACCGGTTTTAAGACACAGTTCGGGAACTTATATGACCCAAATACTGCCGCCTATAATGATCCCGTAACAGGCGCATTAACAGTACCGCCCACAGTAATAAATCAAAATAATAATATAAATTACTATACCGGCAAATATACAATAAATTTCACATTGCCAACGCTAGTAGGTACACCAATTCAAAGTCAGTCAGTACCACAAGCATTAGCATTGCCGCAATCTATAATGTTCTACTCGAACGAATTTACGATTCGTCCCGTGCCGCATGCTGCACATAAAGTTAACTTTGAAGTGTTCCAAAGACCAACAGCTTTACTTGATGCACCGGTAGGTAATTCTATAACACCTGCTCTCGAAGAATACTGGCAATATATTTCATATGGCGCTGCAATGAAGATATTCCAAGATCGCATGGATCTGGATTCAGTTCAGTTAATAGCACCTGAATTTAGACGACAGGAGACTATGTGCTTACGTAGAACATTAGTTCAAAACGCTACACAGCGCGCAACAACTATTTATGACTACGAACAACGTGGAAACGGTAATGGTAATAATGGTGGTTGGGGCAGTGGGTCAGGCGCTTTCTAATTAATTAAGGAGATAGATAATGGCTTTTTTACCTCTAATACCGCAACCGACGGATCAGTTATCGGTTTCTCAGGCAAATATATTAAACAATTTTACTATTCTTGGTGCTATTGCAGGTAATAGTAACGTTGGTAGCACTACTTTAAATAATACGGCAGGTTTTAACTTCTTGAATTTGGCATTACAAGGTGGCACACTACCTAGTTTTAATGGTAATGATGGTCTATGGGCGGGAACTTATGCTGTTACGGGAAAGAATGAATTATGGGCTCAATATCAACAAGGTGCTACACAGTATCAATACCCAATTAGTGCGTCTACCTTAAGTAATAATCCAACTCCGGGAACCGGTGTAGATAGTTGGAGTTATTTACCTAGTGGAATGATTATTAAGCAGGGTAGTGGAACAACCACTGCTGGTGCGTACACATATAACTTTCCAACGGGTGCAAACATACCCGTATTTACTCAAGTTTTGGATGTTATTGTGGGAACTTACGATCTAACCAATGCTGATACAAATACATTTGTAAGATTGTATAATTTCAATCCTACTCAATTATTTCTGTATGGATCAGCAAGAACTACAACTACTCCAAAGATTGCAGGATTTTCTTATATAGCAATAGGATATTAGGAGTCAATATGCCATTAGATAGATTTATGATTGCTCCGCTTAATACAGGTTTGCAAACAAATGTTAGACCATGGCAGATAATGGACGATGCATTTACTACATTGCAGAATGCAGTAATTTTTAGAGGTCGCCTCAGAAAGCGTTTCGGTACAACTTTAATGGGAAGTGTGCAGCAATCCAGATTTAGAATATCAGTAGGAACAATTGGTTCACCTGTTGCAATACCTGTGCAAGCAAGTTATGCGGCAGCAGGTCAGCAATTTTCAGCAGGTGCGCAAATATTTACCGTTTATCAAACCGGTACACCCGCAGCAATGTTAGCCACAGGAATAGGTACAGGAACGTATAATACTTCTACAGGCGCATACGTTCTTTCAGGAACAGGTCTTTCAGGTGCTACAGTTATTTATTATTATCCTGCAATGCCTGTTATGGGACTGACGCAATATGAAATCGGAGCAATTAACAATCATCCATCATTTGGCTTTGACCCTGATTTTTGCTATGAATTTACACCTAACTTAGGATGGGACAGAGCAGGTACTCCCACCGGTAGTAATCCATTACCTATTTGGCATGGAAGTAATTCACAGTTCTTTTGGACAACAAATTGGGATGGTTTTACTGCTAACCAAACAGTAATGTTTACAACAAATTTTAATGCTTTCATTACTCCTAGTCAGTCAACAGGTACTGCTACAGCCACTGATGATCCAATATGGACATACGGCGTACCCAACGAAACAACCTGGACACCGCTTTCTTATGAACCATTGGCTGCATTGAACCCAACCAACACTCAACCTTATACAGTTACTCAAACCAAAATCGGATCACCTACGATAATTATAAATTATGTACAACAAGCACGCATAATTGTCGCATTTCAAGGTAGATTGTTACTATTAAATACAATTGAGAATAACAATAACGGCGCAGGGGCAACAACTCCGATTACACCTGCAAACTATTTAACCTCAACCAATACGCAATTTAAAAACAGAGTTAGATATTCACATAGAGGTAGTCCTTTTTCAACAACTGCGTGGCTTGAACCTAATGTTATTTATGATCCTGGCACAGGAGCACTTGTTGGAGACGGTGGTGGATTTGTAGATGCTACAACTGAAGAAGCTATTATAAGTGCAGAGTTTATTAAAGATAGGCTAATAGTATACTTTGAACGTAGTACATGGGAACTTGCGTATACAGGCAACGAAGTGTTTCCTTTTGTTTTTCAAAAAATTAACCAAGAACTTGGAAGTCAAGCTACTTTCTCCACTGTACCATTTGATAAACAAGTACTAACAATTGGAAATACCGGAGTGCATAGCTGTTCAGGCACGTTGGTCGAGAGAATTGATGATAATATCCCTGACGAAATATTTGAATTTAAAGTTGAAAACGACGCTCAGTTACGTACGTGTGGCATAAGAGACTACCAAACAGAAATGGTCTATTGGTCATTTGTACAAGATAATGAAACTCCAACAACACAAATATTCCCTAACCAGATATTAGTTTATAACTACAAAAATGGTGCCTGGGCAATGAACGATGATTGCTTTACTGCTTTTGGATACTTTGAACAACAAACAGATACAACATGGGCATCATCTACTTTAACATGGGCGCAAGCTAATTTTACATGGGTTAGTGGAATAATACAGGCTCAACAACGAGTTATACTTGCTGGGACTCCTGAAGGCTTCGTGCTGATTATTGATCCTAATGTTTCACGTAATGCTCCATCTATGCAGATAACAACTATGACAATACCTAGTACTGCATCAGGTGCTAATTATGTTGACCTCCAAGTTTTTAACCACAATTTAGCACTTAATGATTATGTTGCAGTAGAAAATACTATAGGTATAAGTTTGCCTATATTAACTATATATCAAGTGACCTCAATAATAGATATTAATAATGTAACTATATTTGCTCCGGATATATCAGGATCTTACCTAGGCGGCGGCACATTAGCTAGAGTAAGTAACATAGAAGTAGTTTCTAAGCAATGGAACCCATACCAACCTCAAGATAGAAACGTATATTTAGCTAAGATAGATTTTGGCGTACAACGCACTGCAAACGGACAGATAACAGTAGACTATTACCCTTCATCCACTGAATTATCGATGCTTGACGAAGGAAATGCAACAGGGAGTATAATGGGTACAAGTATATTGGAAACTTCACCTTATGCCCTTTATCCACTTGAAGCGTACCAAGAACTGCTATTTCACCCGGTCTATTTCCAGTCAACAGGTCAATTTATCCAGATATCTATGTATATGAGCCCAGCTCAGTTATCTAACACTGCTATAAGCTGGTCGGATTTTGAGTTGCAAAATATTACTCTGTTTACACAACCAACAAGCCAAAGAATGGAATAATATGGCAAATTTTAATCTATCTAGTACTTATGGCGCATATACCCTTACTACGAATCTTTTTGACCCATCAAATGTTTATAATAGTGATCTTGATGAAAACGTAAAACTTATATTAGTAAGGCTATATCAGGATTTGAACTACTTAGCCAATGTGGTAAACGTAAAAGAAACTGCGCAATATACGAATAGTTTTCCTATTGTGAACGGGCAACAATGGTTCCCAAATCCCTTATTAAATTCAAATAGCGGAACAACACCGGTACAACGTAATGTATTTAGAACAGTTATTAACTTTGGTGCATTACCTAATGCTACTACTAAATCAGTAGCACACAATATAACCTGCACCTCGGGAGTAACATTCACAAGAATATATGCAACTGCATCAGACACTACAGGATTTAATTATATTCCAATCCCGTATGCTTCAAATGCAGCGGCAACTGCTCAAGTAATGATAACGGTAGATTCTACTAACGTTACAATAGACACGGGAACTGTAAATAGATCTAATTTTAATGTCTGTTATGTGGTACTTGAGTACTTACTTTTTTGATATAGGATATAGATAAATTTAGAACTTTTAGGAGAATAATATGCCAGGCGTTAATGACTTTTCACCCTTACGTTATGGAAATCCTGCTGCACAAGTTGGAAATCAAAATGTTCCGCCGTTATATTTAGGAAATTATAATGAAAAAGCAGGTGCTGCTCATAGAGGAAATCAAGGTAAATTCGTACAGTCGCCGCCACTGCAACCCAATATAGCCTATGTATTAGATCAACTACTAGGTGGTGGATTTCAAGGTATACAAAATCAATCTCAACAGGGTGGTTTTGGCCAAGGACAAATTAATAACTTATTCGATAAAACATCTCAAAACTTAGGTAACTACGGTGGATTTCAACCTATTGAAGATAGAGCCATAAATCAATTCAACACCCAAACCATCCCGGGACTAGCAGAGCGTTTCCAAAGCATGGGCGGCCAAGGTACCGGCAATTCATCAGCATTTCAGGGTGCATTAGGTCAAGCGGGTTCGGATTTACAGCAAGGACTTGCAGGACTTCGTAGCCAATACGGTTTAAAAGAAAATGCATTGCAGCAAAATCTATTTGGAACCTTACTAGGTGGAGGCCAACAAAATCGTGCTCAGGGCTTGCAGATGTTGCAAAATATGCTTACACAAGGACTACAACCTAGACATGAATATGGTTTCGCTCCTAATCCTCCAAGCTTTCTAGGTAATGTGGGACAAGGCTTAGGACAAGGAACTGCATTAGCAGGAGCGGGATTATTGAAGTATTTATCAGGCGGTTTATTTTAAGGAGATATTATGCCATTTCAATTATTACCTCAACAACAACCAGGATTCGGTGCTAGCTTTGGAACGGGTCTAGGATCAGGGATTGCTTATCTAGCTGAACAGAAATTAAATCAGATAACTAAGGGTCATGAAATTAAACAAGCAGCTCAATTCTGGAAGGGTTTGGGCCTACCTGATCAACAAGCAATGCAATTTGCATCTGCTCCTAAAGAAGTTCAAAAGTCTTTGTTAGATAGACTTGAGGGTGTCAATGTTGGTGGGCAAGTAGGGCAGTCACAAGTGACTGGACAGACTGCACCACAACCTGGTGGAGTAACTATAGGTGCAAATCCTGCTGAAAGAAGACATAAAGAAACTCTTCAACAGCAAAGAATTCAGCATATAGAAAAAATGAATGCACCTATTATTAAAGCTACTGAAGAAGCTGCGGTGCCTGCAAATCAATTGGTTAAATTATCTAATCAGGGTCTAGAATTATTAAAAACAGGAAAAGCAATTACAGGTGCGGCTGGTAGAATTACTCCTGAATTTTTACAAAGTGATGAGGGTCAGCAATTAGTTTCTGTGCTTAAGCAGATTGTTTTGATCAAATCTCAATTAGGAAAAGGCGTACCGTCTAGATTAAGACTGGCTTTAGAAGAAGGTGCTAAGGCTCAAATTTGGCAACAACCTAAAGTTATTGAAAAGTTACTTAGTGAGAATATAAAAGATCCTGAAGTTCAAAAAGCAATTGCCGGCGATGAAGCATTACAAAAAATATTACTTGAAGGCTCCCAACCTGAGAATTTAAAATCTGCTTTAGCTAAAAGCACTCACGAAATACTAAAGCAAAAAACAAAGCCGCAAACTAATGAATTTACAGAATTACCACCAGCTGCACAATTTGACGGGAAGATAGCTAAAAATCCTGCAACAGGACAAAGAATGAAAAGCGTAAATGGCCAATGGGTTCCAATTAAGGAAGGAATGTAATGGCTGAAAATAAATGGATAATAGAAGATACGCCTATACAAACATCTTCACAATCAGAATCTTCTTTCCTGGGCCGCACATTAGGTGGTGGATTATTTAAGGGATTACAAGGTCTTGAAGGATTAGCGTCTTTATTACCTAATCCCCAACGTGCCGCATACCAAGCATCACAAGATAATCCACAATCACAACTTTTGAAATTACTAGGAGGTACGGGACAGCAACAAGTTCCATCTCAAGTAATACAAAATCAATTAGGTATCGAGCCTGAACAGTTACAACCTCAGGGTTTTATAGAAAGCGGCTTACAACGATTCATTTCACAAGCTCCTTTAGCCGGAGCTTTGGGCGGATTATCCGGTTTAGGAACTACTGCTGTAGGTAGTGCTGCCGCTACCGGTGCACAAGCTTTAGGAGCACCCGAATCTATTCAAGATATAACACAATTGGCTACTGAATTAGGTACAGGAGCTTATAAAGGTAAATTCCCATCTATAAGGTCTGTTCAAAAAGCTGAAGATGCATTAACTAGAGCAGCAGTTGAACCTAAAACAAAAGTAAGAGCTCAAACTATTAAAGATGCTATAGCTGGCGTAGAAAAAGAATTAGGCACCGAAGTTAGTGAAAAGTATTCATCTAAAATTAAAAATGCTCTGGATACTATAAAAGAAAATATAATTAGAAATAAGATCAATCCAGTAAATGCAGTAGATTTAAGAAAAAAGCTTTATAAATTGGGGAATGAACTTCCAGGTGATATCGCAGCAACTTATATAGATCCTCTTACCAAAAGTATCAATAAGTTTTTCTCTATTTACGGAGCAGAAAATCCGGAATTCTATAAGCATCTAACAGCAAGAGATAAATTAACTGAATTGAAGAATATGAAAACAGTGATTGCTGATTTTTTAAATCTTAACAGCAAATATATTACTGAATTGCCAGTAATAGGAAAAATAGTTCCTACTATCTTAAATGGGACCATTAATGAAGTTGAAAGATTTTCAAGAGGTATTTTAAAAAATCCACAGGCTCGAAAATATTATTTTAATGCAGTCTCGGCGGCAGCAGGAAATAATCCTCAATTGGTAGTGAGCAATTTAAACAAGGTTGCCCAACGAATACCTGAACTTAAAGAACATCATGAAGATAATAAATGGATTATAGAGTGATTATTCATCATAACCTAAAAATTCTCGAATCATTCCTATTGCAAATAGAAACGGTGACATAATAATGGCTGCTATTATAGATAAGGCAGCCATTCCCAATGTAATACATATAATTGCTGCATAAAATGATAAGATTGCATACACAAAAAATAGTATCATCTATCCCCCAAAATCCTGACAACTGCATTCTTGATGACAATCATTCAATGAACATATTCTATAATGATCTTCGCAACCTACAGGAGGTATTGCATTATCATTCTTATCCCTACAATGACCATTATCAATATAATCGTCAAAACACTCAGCATTATTACAACTAACGGATTGCTCTTGTCTTCCACACAACTTACACATTTTATCCCAGTTCATATCGTCCCCCTATAAATATTAATTAACCATTTCTTCTTGTTTGATCAACTGTATAACCATTGACTCAATAATCTTTGTAACTGTCATATTATGCTTAAGTGCAATTTCTTTTAATGCCTGATGTAATTCCATGTGTAAATCTACTGACAATCTTTTTCTTGTTGGGTTATCCACTTTCAATCCTTTAATTTCATATTGTATAACTATATGTACAAAGATTAACATATGTACAAACAAATATCAAGATTTTTTTTACACAGACTTCATGTGTATTTAGAGCTTGCAGAGTTATCCCGGTTTGCTATGACTAAGCCAAGTTTAATTTTTTACAAAGGACAAAAATGGCAAACTCAAATTATCAAAATACAGGATACTCATTTGGACAAGGACCACTGACAACTTTAAGTCCATATCCCATTGTTGCAAAAAGAATTCCTACTACATCAGATCTAAATTATACTTTGGGTACATTGTGGATAGTTCCTGCATCTAATGTGGCATATGTTTTAACAAGCGTAGTAAGTGGTGCAGCAAACTGGCAATTATTTCAATCATCCGGCGGTTCAGGTTCTTTCGCCAGTCTTGTTATTACTCCGGGTCCTATTTCATTAACCGGTACAACATCTATTAATACAACAGGTTCTGCTGCTACATCTATAGGAACAGGTGGTTCAGGTGTAGTAAACATAGGTAACGCAACAGGTGGAACATCTATAACCGGAGCTACAGTAGTTACAGGTAGTCTTACATCTACCGGTGCTACAGTAGTTACAGGCACTCTTACATCTACCGGGTCTACAACTTTAGCAACTACCGTAAGCAGTACAAATACTATTGGAAACACTACAGGTAATACAGCTGTGAATATTTCTGTAGGACTAGGAGGATTTAGTTTAGATGGTGTTGGTGCATCTCAATATATAGTCGGTGCTTCTACAACAACAGGTCCGATTACTATTGGTGGTACAGCACAAACAGGTACAATCACTCTTGGATCATCAACAGCTGCGCAAGTAGTGTCTATTGCAGCAGGAACGGGTGCTACGACTGTTAATATAGCAGCGGGTGGAACTACCTCTAAAGCAGTTAATATTGCAACGGGAGCAGTAGCTAACACAGTTATAATCGGTAATACAACAAGCACAACATCAACAACATTACGTGCAGGCTCAGGCGGCATTACTTTAACAGGTAATACAGGTGTAACGGGAACATTAACATCATCCGGAAATATAACTGCAACAAACGGAAATTTAGTACTATCAACCTTGGGTAACAAACTTGTTATCGCTTCAGGTGCAAATGCTTCTATAGGAACTTCAGTAGCTATGACTGCGGGTAGTGTGACCATATCAACAACTGCTGTTACTGCTTCATCAAAAATATTCTTAACGGTAAATACACCGGGCGGTACTCCGGGGATACTGTCTGTAAACCTTATTACAGCAGGTAATTCTTTTATTATTAGTTCATCCAGCGGTACTGATACAAGTACGGTTAATTGGCTAATAATAAACTAAGTTAAAATATTAATGGAGAAAACATGGCAAACTCAAATTATCAAAATACAGGATACTCATTTGGACAAGGACCACTGACAACTTTAAGTCCGTATCCAATTATTGCTAAGCGTGTGCCTACGGCAGCAGATATAAATTATGCCCTAGGCCAATTATGGGTAGTGCCTTCAGTACCTTCATCATACGTATTAGTCAAAGTAGCGGCAGGTGTTGCAACATGGCAACTTAATGCCGTAGGTGGTTCGGGAAGTTTTACAACTCTAACTTCCACAGGACAATTTAATTTAGATACAACAGCAGTTGGCGCTAATACTCTTGGTAACACAACCGGTGCTACAGGTATTTCTATGCTGGTAGGTACGGGAAATTTTAGCTTAGACGGTGTTGGTGCATCTACTTACAGAATAGCACCTAGCGCAACAACCGGTACAATCACAATCGGTGGTACAGCACAAACAGGTACAATCACCCTTGGATCATCAACCGGTCCAAATATAATTTCCATTGGTACAGGAACAGGTGCTACAACTGTTAACGTGGCTACAGGTGCTTCAAGCCCCAAATTCGTTAATATTGGGGGGGGCGCAGTAACTAATTTAATTTCAATAGGTTCTACAACAGGGGGATCGGGACTAACGTTACTTTCAGGTTCAAGCGGAATTTCTTTAACGGGTGACACAAGTTTAAATGGAGCATTGGATGTATCATCACCCATTGTTGCAAATTCAGGTACTTCAGTAATAGTAGGTGGTGCCAGTGCAATTCAATTGGGGGGTGGTCTACCGGCACCTCAAATAATTGTAGGTTCAGGTACACCAACATTGGCTGCAACTCAAGGTTCTTTATACCTAAGAACAGACGGTTCAAGTACATCTACAAGACTTTATGTAAACACAAACAATTCTACAGGCTGGACAAATGTAGTGACTGCAACGTAAACTTAATCCGTAAAAAACAACAATCAACCCGTGACAAAAATCACGAGTTAACTAAAAGGATGACCTATGAATCAAAAACTAGCAGCACATTTTGAGATCAAAAAGAACGAAAGAAATTACGTCTTTATAGTTCCAAATGATGCTCCGTTAGGCGAAGTATATGACACTCTACATGAAATGCTTACGGCAACTGTAGAAATGTCTAAGCAGGCAGCGGAGAGAGCAAAGCAAACTGCATTTCCTGAAGTTAACGCCGAAGTCATTTAAGAATACAAGGGGAGTGTAAAAAGCTCCCCATTTTAAATTGGAGATAAAATGGGATTTAAAAATTCAATGAAATTTATACCACTTTCCAGTATAGATACGGCTACTTTTACAGGATCATATCAGGTATTAAATTCAGGCATTCCTTTTCCTTTATTTGCATTCAAAATAGTTAATGATTCTACTGTAGGTGTAACTGTTTCATATGACGGCGGTATAACGGATAATGATTATATACCTGCTATGAGTGCAGTTATATACGATCTACAGGCAAATAAATCACCACAGAATGATTTTAGTGCATTGCCTCAGGGAACTTCAGTTCAGGTAAATTTTTTACTGGGTACGGGATTAGTGTACTTTGTTGGTTTATATCAACCACAAGGAGCATGAGTATGTCTCAAGTAATTTTTTTAGGTTCAAGTGGTGGTGGAGGAAGTAAGGGTGTACTTACGGTCCCTACGGATAATGGGACAGCTACTCCCGATAGTTCAGGAGTATTGAATTTAATAACAGGACAGGCAACTAATGATTCAGGGTCAACGATTGCTTTTTATGGTTCAGGAAATACTGTTGAACTTCTTTTAAATGATGCACGCTCAAATATGATACTTGGGTCAGGATCAGGTAAGCTTATTTTAGTTGGTTCATCTAATAACGTATTAGGTCACAATTCCTTTACTTCATGTATAAGCAGTTCATTTAATTGCGTATTGGGATCTATATCATTAAGAAATATAACTACCGGAGGTTCGAATATTGTAATTGGCTTTGGATCCGGAAACCAATTATTAACATCGGAATCATCCAATATTATTATTGGTGCTGCTACTTCTTCTGCAACAGGTATAAGTAATGCGCTTGTAATAGGTAGTGGTACAGGTACCGCTCAAGGAAACTTAAGCACGGCAACAATTTGTGGTATAAATGGAGCAACATCTGCCAGTGGAGTAGCGGTATTAATAAATTCTTCCAACGTACTTGGCACAACAACTTCATCACGTGAATTTAAAACAAATATTCAGGACATGGCCAATCAATCTAGAGAAATATACAACCTACGACCTGTAACATTTAATTATAAACCTGATGGTACACATGTATCTCAAGAAGATTCATTGCTTAAACAATACGGCCTTATTGCTGAAGAAGTTGAAGAAATCATTCCTGAATTGGCTAAATACAATAAAGAAGGAAAAGTGGAATCAGTTAGATACCTTAACTTAATTCCTATGTTACTTAATGAACTTCAAAAGTTACGTAAAGAATTCGATGAATATAAGAGGATTAACACATGAGTTCAAATCAATTAGCAATTAGATTAGCAATAGAGCCTTTAAGAACTATCTCAGCAACAACTATAAACGCTTCATATATGGGTATAGGAACCGCATTATCGAATCCTTCAAGGAAACTCTTATTTCAAAACTATACAGACGCATTAATAACTTTCTCAGATGATGGAGTGAATGATAAGTTTGTTCTTGAAGCCGGTGGCCAATTTATATTAGATGAAGCTCTTAATCACAATGGTGATTACACCCCTCAGGGGACACGTTTTTACGCAAAAGGCTCTCCGGGTACAGGTGCAGTATATTTATCAACCTGGTATGGAGCATCTTAAGAAAGGATAAATCATGAGCCAAATTTCGGGCCCTTCAGGTGGTGGTGGCGGCGGTGGTACAGTTACCAGCATTCTTTTTAATGGTGGTTTAACTGCAACTCCCGATCCGGTTACAACTACGGGCACAGCAACAATAGATCAAACAAATTTAACTGTTCTTGATGGTACTGTTTATTGGGATACAGGTACACAACTATTAAACACAACTGCAACAGGGGCTAGTGGTACAGTTTTAACATCTCAAGGACCAGGATTACCACCCCACTATGTTACAGCCGCAGCTTCAAGCATTACTATAACGGGCGATTCAGGTGGAGCCCTTACAGGTAATTCATTTACCTTCACAGGTGGTTCAACAGGTCTAACGTTTTCAGGTGCGGGTACAACTGAAACTTTAACAGGTGTTCTTATAGTTTCTAATGGGGGTACAGGTCGATCAACCTTAACAAATCACGGTCTATTGGTAGGTGCAGGAACCGCAGCCATTACACAATTAGCTAATGCTACTAATGGACAATTACCAATTGGTTCAACAGGTGCGGACCCGGTGCTTGCTACTCTTACAGCGGGTACAAATATAAGCATCACTAACGGAGCAGGCTCTATTTCTATTGCCTCTACAGGCGCAGTTGCAGATAGTTTTGTCACAGATTCAGGAACTGCAACACCATCAGCTGGGGTATTAAATATAAAATCAGGCGTATCAACTTTAAATTCCGGGTCATCGGTAGAATTTACCGGCTCGGGCAACACAGTCGAACTCAATGTCACTGATGCAAATAACAATACTATTATTGGTCAGGGTGCCGGTAATGGAGCTATTACCGGTAATCAAAATGTTGGTCTTGGCATGGGAACATTTGCTGCACTTAGTGGAGGAAGTCAAAATATAGCAGTGGGATATAATGCATTAAATTCGGTTACAAACGCAGTTCAGAATTGTGCAGTAGGAGATTTCGCATTAATTCACTTGTTACAGGTCAAGGCAATACGGCAGTTTGGTTTTGCCTCTCTACTAGGTTCTAACGGCCAATTTAATGTTGCTGTTGGGTATCATTCTTTATTGGGTAATAATGCTAATAATAATGTTGCAATTGGTTCTCAGCAGGAGAATCTAATGGCGGTGGCAATAATGTTTTAATTGGTTATCATGTAGGTTTATCAACTTCAGGCAGTAATAACACTCTTATAGGTCCGGTGCAGCTTCAAATTATGGCGGTGCCAATGAATCAAATAATGTAGTAATTTCCAGTCCGGCTGTTGCATTAGATTCCGGAGTTATAAGAATTGGTACAAGCGGAACGCAAACAAGTTGTTACATTGCGGGTATTGAAGGCGTATCTGTATCGAATCTTAACATTGTCACAATTAACACGGCTACGGGACAATTGGGATCGCAATCTGCTTCTGCATTAACTACAACATGGTCAGTTATTACTGCAAATCAAACAGCTGTAGCGGGCAATGGCTATTTTGATAACAAAGCAGGTACATTAGCACTTGCATTACCGGCAACATCAGCAGTTGGTGATACATTTGAAGTAGTTAATATAAATACTGCAACCGGCACTCAAATTACCCAAGCTGCCGGCCAACAGATATTCATAGGCTCAACATCTACCACTTTAGGTGCCGGAGGTTCATTAACATCTACTGCTTTAGGTGACACATTGAGGCTTGTATGTAGAACCGCCAACACGACCTGGCAAGTTACTAATGGTTTAATTGGTAACTGGACAGTAGTATAAAGGAGAATAATATGGCAACTATAAATTCATGTGATTATGCACCTACTCAATACAATGTTCAAGTAGGTGGTGCTTCTGGTACTTTAGCGAACATATCTCCTTCAACTTCGGGATTCGTTTTTAACCTCTAATGGCGTATCCGCTAATCCTACTTTTCAGGCTCCTTCATTTACAACTGCATTTACATCTATAACCGTACAATTATTCACTTCATCAGGTACTTATACACCTACAACCGGAATGCTTTATTGCACAATTGAGGTTGTAGGTGGCGGCGTTGGTGGTGGTGGTGCTGGAGCTACCGGTATTGCAACAGTTGCAGCTGGGGGTGGTGGCGGTGGTGGTGGATATGGAAGAAAAACCGTTACAGCTGCAACTATAGGTGCTTCACAAGTTGTTACCATAGGCGCAGGTGGCGCAGGCGGTGTAGGAACTGCCGCAGGAGCTTCAGGAGGAACTACTTCTGTTGGTGCAATTCTTCTAGCAAATGGTGGAGCTCCCGGAACATCCGTAACTGCTACTTTATCTACTTTAGGTGGTGGTGGTTCTGGAGGAATAGGTAACGGAGATATAGGTACAAATGGTTCCGGTGGTGGTGTAGGAACAGCTGACATTATAGGTGGTATTATTGCAGCATCAGGTGGCGCAGGTGGATCTTCTTATTTCGGCGGTGG